CACAGATAAGATCCCTTGGTTCTATAATTTGACCCCATTTGGTGTTTTCATCATCAGGGTCTGGGGAAACGATATTGGTGAGTTCGTACCCATCTCCCAGAGCAACAATGCGAACCACTTCATCGACTTCCATATCGGTAATCGTTCCATTAAAGACAATTGGAAGATTTGGAACGCAAGAACCGTATCCCAAACGAAGATGGATCCGAGCCCCTGGTTGAAGCATCATGGAAGTGAGGAGTTGTTTTCTTGCCTCTAGGAGCTTTTCGTTTGGTCTTCCCATTACAAGGTTGTCCCACCAATCGTAGTGGTGCTCTTCGAATTGAGAGGTTACTGGGTAGGAAGTGAGGTTGCTGTAAACGTTGGTCATTTCAATAACAGCGGTGTCTGCGGCGCTTTTTCGGCTCTTGTGGATATCGATGGATCGAATCGCGTTAAATCCATATAAATTATCCCACAAGCGATAGTTCGCCATCCATCTTCCCTCATCGATAATAAACATTTGGAAAGTCGGATAGGCACGCACCAGTCGGCCGCGCTGGTCATATTCCTCCAAGTCCGTAAACATTTCTTCGTAAATGGTATACGGATCGTCATTGAAGAGGAGATAATTTTCCAGCTTCTGTGCGTCTTCTCGGAACTGTTTGTAGAGCAGGTAGTTTTCAAACTGCTCTTTATACTTGTCTTGATTTCCCATATGTTTTGCTACGATGGTGGTCATGTAGGTATCATATATTCCTCCATAGACAATGCCAGGCTGTTTTCCATCTAGAGGGAAAAGCTTCTTCATATGTTTTTCATATGCGTCCGCGACCTCCAATGCCGTTTTCTTTTTCAACTTCTCTAATTCCTTTTTGCCGTAATCCGTGGCTTTTAGTTCTTCCAATAATGCTTCTTTTTCGCCGCGGATAATCGCCTCTTGATGAGGGGTTAAGTTCTTGACCTCCCCTAGGATGGCAATGGAGTTGGCGGTGGTTGGGCTGGCGAATCGCTGCATGGAAGAATTGTATTTGGACTGGAAAGTCCCTAATACTTGGGAATAGAAAGAGGAGGCGGCCCCTGCATTCTTCTTATCTGTTACTTTGTTGGCCATGGCATAGGCGTAGATCATCCAATCCCACGGACGAGAAGCAATGTTGATGTCTCGATGCGTGGCTGCTTGCGTGTACAGCTTATATAAGTAGCGAATGGCATATTCGAGGTTGTATCTCCAATCCCACGCGAGTCGTTTCGCCATGATAGGATTGACCGCATGAGTTCTTAACGAGATGCCACCAATCCCCACTTCTGTGGTTTTCGCATTGTAAATGGGCATATTATTGGCGGTCATTTGTCTCCAGTCGCTTTGCACATCAAAGATGGCTTTTAAGAGATTGGCGATCCGCTCTCTCGTCATTCCAGGCGCCACTTTGTTTAGGTCTTCTACGCTTAGTGACCCCAATGCCACCTCTTTCTCATTAATTAAGTGTTTCGCGTCGGTTTCTTTTAATCGGTTGTAATAAGCTGCCCAGAAGTCTTCATTTTTTGCATACGTGACTTTTTCCCAGGCTTCGCTCTTTTTGGAGAGTTTTTTATCATTAAAAACAAATCCACCGTCTACCCAGAGTCGATCCACCATATGGTAGATAAAGGAGTATACCTGCTCTTCTCTTGGCTGTTTTAATTGTTTCAACCATGTTTGGTAGTCCCCGATTTGGCCGCTCGCGATGACTCCCCATTGAACCAGCTCGTTAAAAGAAGGAGCCGTATAGAGGTGAGAAGAATCTTTCAGCCATTTTTCCACCTCGCCTCGATTCACCGCCCCCATTGGATCCATCACGGGTTCTTTTGGCTGATTAGCTAATGGATCCCATGTTGTTAAATCTAGCGGAGCAATATCGAGCGACCCTTCGATTTTCTCTCCTGAGAAGAGCTTATCGATTCCCACTTGTTCGACTTTTTCATCCAACGCCTGAATCGCTGCCCAGTTATCCTCATCCGCTTCGATCAGTTTTCCCATCTGATTATTCGTATACATTTGAATTCCCGTCGTATCTTTTAAATCCAAGTGATGGGCCTGGTTATGCCGCTGTTTGATGACATCTTCACGGAAGGTCCAATCGGTGGCAATATAGAAGTCAGGGTCAAGGTATTTCCCATTTCCGTAGTTTCGGTATTCCTGCATTCCAATCCCCAGTTTTCCAATGACGGCGTTAAGCTCATCATACGTCGGCAATTCTAAATCTGGATAAGCTTCTAAATTCATCATTTTTCGTTCAATGACAGCTTCTTGAGAGGCAGGGTTAAACTCGCTTGCGTGAATATCCTTCATGTCAGGAACGCCGTAGATGGGAGAAATGCCTTCTAGCTTCTCGGTACGTTTCTGTGTTTTATTGAAGCCGCATAAGGTCATTTCGATTTGGAATCTTCCTGGGTATCCTGGTACCGTGTGAATATTGACAACTTCAGGAATGACGGTTTCTACGCCAAACAATTGAATCAACGGGTTTCTGACACCGAGGAATCCTGAAGTAATACCGATGCGATATTCTCGAGAGTATCGTTCGGTGATTTCCAGCATTTCTCGAATGCTTTCCACCGCGTCTTGGTCTGCCTCTATCACGATTTGGATGTACGGATCTTGAATGCCGAGGTATTGCAAAGCAGGAGAATCGGTTAATTGCACCTGCGCCATACTGAATTCATTTTGGTACATCACATTGATGCTGGTCACGACATATTGACCTTTAATGTCGTAATTCACCAAACGAACATGACCTTCTGCCGCTTCCACAATGGCGGATAACCTTTGATACTCTTTAATATAATCCTCTGCGGCTTCTTGAGCTTTATACCCTCTTTCGATAATCGGATCCAAGCGATAGGCTTCGCTAACTGGAATAAACACGGTGATGTACGGAATTTCCCCTCGGAATTTTCCTTCTCCTCCACGATAGGATGCAGGGATTTCGTTGAGGTTGACACTGGTATAAAGATTAATACAGAAATACCCTTTATCCCATTTCTCATCGAGAATATCAACAGGGGCATATTCAAAAATATTTGGGCCGCCAGGTCCGCCCACCTGATTATTAAATTGTATCCGAATCCCCTCTACTGCTTTTGGAGGATAGAACCGAGTATTTTCTTCACCGACGATATAGTCTTCTTGTCCATCTTTCCATCGCTGCCATTGCTTTTTCGCAATCTGCGCGTTTTGTCCATCTTTAATGAGACGTCCTAATTCCGTTTCAGCTCCCTCTAGTTTTTCTCGGAAGACCGTAGGAGGATCATTGGTGCGAATCTGTTTGATGGCTTGCACTCGTTCTTGCAATGATTCCTCATCTGCAATTTGGAAGGTCAACGTGTTGTCAATTGGACTTTTAATTGGATACAGCCATGTCCGATATGGAGACCGTTTCTTATTGTTTAAATGTTTATCGTTCATTGGCTCTTGATAATACCAACGGAAAAGCGGGTAGTTTATGACACTGCCTAAGTAAGTGACTTGAGGCATATACGCTTGAATCTCGAATTTGGCCAGCGTCAGGGTGGCCGCCAAGCAATGAGGGAACCCTGGAACCGTGCGAACACTTAAATCGACAAGCGCCACATTGTGAATGCCTAATGTTTCATTAATGAATTCGTTATCAATCGGAAGAAACGGCGCTTTTTTAAATTGCGCAATGAGCGGGCGCAATCCGTCCATGTAATAATATCCATCTTTGGTTGGGCGTTCGACAGGATATCCGTTAATGGAATCTAAATCATGGAAATAGAGTTCCAAGGTAAGCGTGGTCATGCTGGAGCCAACTTTGAAAATAATCGAGGATTTGCTCCGCAATGTCTTGATTTTTTGCATATTGGAAGTGCGATTCACTTGGATAGACAGAGGAGGAATGACGAGATCCACATCTCCAATGCGAACCCGATATTTGCTGAGAGGGTCTTTGACTCGCTGTTCCAATCGGTCATCATATGGGACTAGAAAATCAATACGGTTGCTTGGAGGATCCCCATATATGATCTCTACAGGATCTGCATTGATTTCTTTGTTGGAAGGATTCGGAGCATCACCTTTCGGCGCTTTGAAGACATCTCCGACATTTCCTGTATGGCTAGAACCTCCGCTTTCCACTTCATTAGCAGATATGGAGAAGGTAAGAGAACTAGCCTGCACATTATTATTAGCGGTTGGCGTAGGAGTAGAAGGCGCCGCTAATCCCAATTCCCGAAGCCAACTAAGTACATCAAATCGTCGATATCCCTGCTCGTTTGTGGATGGAATATATGGAATAGCAAGAGGAACATGAGCATGTTGTTTGGACTTAGAGGTCAAGAGGGTTTTGTTGAGGCTGACTGCATACCCTATTTCTTCCTTATCAAATACTTCTCCTGCATGAGCGATGCGAGCTTTGTATACAACACCAAGGAATCGTCCATAGGCATCGGCAACAGGATGTCCTTGTTCGTCACCATCTACATCCACAATCACCAAGGAATTCCCTGCAGTAAGGCGATCTTGGATAAACTCTTTGACTTCTTTTCCTATTTGATAAGTTTCCTCAAGAGGAATGTAAAATTCCGCAGCATAGTTGAAATTCTTTTGATTTCCTATTCCTTCGCCGCTCTCTTTTGCTTCTGGTATTTGAATGCCTACCAATCGAATCGGAATAATGTTCCCAGATGTAATGCGGATATCCTGGCTAGCTTTGATCCCTGCTTGTACAACTCTGATTTCCAAAGTATCTCCGTCTTTTACTTGGACAAATTCTCCTACTATGAGATAATCCTTGGAACGAAGGGTGTCGCCAGAAGTATCGGAAGGGGAAGTTTCAAAACTGATCACTTCTCGAATACCACTGGACTGTACAATGCCAAATTCATGAGGATAACGATGATAATGGCGATAGGTAGAGAAAGACATTTCAATGTAGGAAGCGGTATCTCCTACCCATTGCACCTGATACTCATTGTGCGGCTCTGCTTTCACATCTTGCCAATGCAACTCATATGGATAATGAGGAATACGTTTTTCAATGGAAGAGAGGACCTCAGCTAACCGAGGCCCTACTACTACTCCACGATTTCCTACAGACACCATGACAACTTTTTGTTGAGAAGGATGGAAAAAGGATAGCTTCCACGCTTCTTTCGCAGAAGGTTTCAGCCAAGAAACCATATGAGTCATGAAAGTCTGCATACAACCACTCCTTTCTAGAAGGCGAATCCTTTCGAAATGGCGTTGGCGACCACGCCTTGAATCCATTGAGGATCAATGTTTTGCGTATTGTCGCTTACATTAAGGTTCATGTTCATATTCACAGCCGTCATCGAAGCCAACTCTTGTTGCACGAGTGCCGCGATTTCATCCTGAGACATGTTGTTGGCGTCTTTGGCTTTGATTTGAATGTTAATATATTCCCCTTGCGGGTTCTTCGTGATGCGCGCTGTTGGAGCTTGACTCATAGCTGGTGGAGGAGGAGCTGGAGAAGTGGTTTGTTCTTGCAAAGCTTCAGGAGTTGGACCACTGCGCATCATGGCGCTCATCGCCCATAACCCGCCAAACAGGGCCGCTCCTGCTCGTATTCCTCCAAAGCTTCTTAATCCCGATGGAAGTTGAGAGGTGAATCGCTCAACAAGCTGGCCAAATTTTTCCCCTGCTTCTTCTGCCATGGTTTTTCCTCTGGTGAGGATACTGTCAGTGGCTTCCGAAGTAATGGTTGCTTCCGCTAAATAACTCGATTCATGCATTCGGTCATAGGCTTCTAAAATAGAAGCTGTATGCTGTTCAAACGACGCTTCCAATCGTTTTCTTACTTCGGGTTCTGCATCACGAGCCAGGTTTCTCATGGCGGTGGTGCCGTAAAAGCCTATACCTTTTCCTTCTAACAATTTCCGCCCTTGTTCAAGAGAAAGCCCTTCTGACACACCGATTTGCAAGGATTCATTTCGGAATCCTCCATAAGCTTCGTTCAGTCGGTGAATGAATTGGACTTCTCTAAAGCCGCGTTTTGCTTCTTCATCTGAGAATAATTGAATGACGCGGTTGTTTTCTAAGAAGACTTCCATACTGGTGCGCTGGCGCCCTGATTCATCCTTAAAGATGCGATCTGGATCCAAGATCGCTTCGTTCATTTGATAAACCAGTTCCCAACGACGGTCTAGCGCTTCTCTTACCTTTTTATCCAATTCCTCGCCCGAATAGGTTTGCGCTAGCTCTTGTCGAATTTGATCAGGATCAAATTTCTTTGAGGAAATGAGATCCTGTGAAAACTCCCGCATAAAGTTTTCAATATAGTTGAAGCGAGCTTGCGCTTGGCGTCTTTCTAATCGTCCCTCATTGGCAAGCGTTTCGTAGGTGATTTGCGCGAGGTTCCACACTTTATCCCGCGTGTTGTCGACAATACCAATGAGTTGTTTTCCTAAACGAGCTTCTCGGGATCGTATGTTCTCCCATATACTCGTTGCGGTCTCAAAGACCTCTTGATGGGAAAGTTCCTGTACCGTAAGTCCTTTTCCTTGAAGCTGCCGCTCCGCTTCTTTGTATAGATCAGTCAATGTTTTTTGAGCTTCTCTAGTGGAGTCAACAGCTTCCGCCTGTGCCATTCTTTGCAACTCGCCATGAATGGCCTTTGCATTATCAGAAGAGTAATGAGCCAAGACAATCGACAAGAAGTCTCCGTCATAGTCTGCTTTGAGTCGTTGTGCTGTTCCGACGGTTAGCATCGCTCCTCGGAAATCATTAGGAAGCGTATCATCAATCATAATTCTCATTGCTTGTATAGTGGACTGGTTAATCGTTGGATAACGATTTACAAATCCATATAAACCCTTCTTGTTGTCAGGGTCAAGCATTTGTTGCACAATCGCTTCCCGCACTTGTTCGATGGACATTTTCTTCAACTGCTTTGCATCCATGCCAAAAATGTCTGCTGCAATTTTCCGCTCTTGCCCTTCAATCATTTCCAAGAAGCGTTTTCTTCCGATGTAAACATGTCCTTCTTTGTATTTTCCAACTTGTTTCCAGGTTCCATCCGCCTGACGTTCGTAGTTGGCAAATGGGTTAACCCCCTGGATGCGGAATCGTCCTGACATGTCCATCATGGCGCTTCCATAGGTTTTGGTAATGGATCCGTCTCGCGCGGAGGTGACCATATGATTAATCTTTTCGTCATAGGCGCTAATTTCTGCCTCGATGCGATCCCGAAGCTCTCGCTGGCGCTCTTCGATTTCCTCTGGAGTAAACTCATCGTTTTTGCCTAAATCCATATACTCTTTCGATAATCTCCAGATTTGGCGCTGATGTTTCTCTACTTCTTTTAAGTTGACCGCTTCGGCAATCGTACGGTCTTGGATATCGCCAAAATCCATGAATCGGACATAGCGGCGAGAAAAGGTGTCATCTGGCAGCTCGAAAAGGACGGTTCCCTTTTTCGCTACTTGCTCGCGGAATACTTCATCTCCTGCACGGCCAAAGTCCACAATGGTTTTCGCGTATTCTCCCGCTGTTAACACCTGTCCCTTTTGCGTCACTTGCGGAAGATCCATAATCATATGCATCGGGACTTCGTAATGGCCATTGACAATTTTTGTTTTTGGTCTTCCATAAGCATCGGTTTCAAAATCGGCGCCGCGAGTGCGGATGATGACATCTCCTTCATCGACAACATCGCGATAGGAGATATTCACTTTGATTAAATTTCGACGAATCTTCTCTGCGTCCCGATTTTGGGCATCGGATACCGCTTCTACGTGAGAGCGCAGCCAATTAACTACAGCAGATTTTCCCTCAAGAATTTGATTGGCCCGTTCTGTCACCATATCGATTTCTTTTCGGCCATAACGAACCAATCCGAAACGGTGTCCTTCCACAAATCCGATGCTGTTTTCCCAAGTGTGGATGTTTTGGATTCCGATTCCCACCTGTCCATAAGCAATTCCTTTTTGACCGAGCAAGTCGACTTTTCCTCGGAAATCAGGGTTTGCATCAAATACATCGCGCTGAATGGCCTTCATCATATCTTTGATTTTCTGGCCTTCAATCTTCATGCCCTGTCTTCCTAATTGGGAAGAGAGGACAATTTGTCCGTTTTCCACTCGAACTTCTTCAGTGCTTAAGTTGAGGTGGCCACGCACATGCTCAGCAATTTTCTCTAAGGTGTCATTGACCAATTGATCTTGAAGGACGGAACCTGCGGTGATCATTTTATTGGAAACGATTTGCCGCTTTGCTTCGTTGGCCGCTAATGCCAACCATTTGTTTAACTCGGTTCCAAATTGCTTTTTCTTTTTCTCGAATTCTGGAAGAATGGCGTGAATTCCTTCCTGTCCTGCGAGCAATTCAATGACTTCTTTTGGAAGAATGGTCGCCGTATGACGTCCTCCTCCATCCGTAATCACCTTCATGGAATCCATCGCAGGAACCCGTTGATTGAGAATCAAGGTGCGCTCTTCCGCGTTCCATCCGATGATTTTAACATCTTTATTCCAGTGGTCATACACATCTAATGGCTGTCCATTCTTCGCACCTTCGGTAACTAGTCGGCTTACCGTGATTTTGCCATCTTTAAATTCTTTAGACAGGTCAATTCCTTCTTCAAAGACCATGCTTTGCGTGATGTCAAATTGGCCGCCTCGCTGCTCTACATAGTCTTTCATTAGCTGAATGATGCGGCTATCGAGCTCTGCGTTTTGCTGAAGCTTAATCTTTTTCTCAAAGTTCGCTTCAAACGCCTGAGCAACATCTTCTGCCATGAGCATCATTCCGTCATAAGTGGTGAGGCGTTCCACGTTCTGGAGATGACGAAGCAAGTAGGTTTTTTGCTTTTCTGTCCAACGCTGTCTGTCGTTTTTCACGGTTTCTATGGCGATTCTTGCGCGCTCTTTTAATTGCCAATCTCCCATATAAGCGCTTCGTAAGTTGAGGTACGCGAGCTCATCGCCAAATACTTGTTTGGCTTTATCCGTGACCACCTCTCGATGAAGCGCCATTTCAATTTCTTGATCGCCCCAACCCGCCAACTTGAGACGCATGCGGACAATGTCTTCATTCAATGCTTTGTAGTTGACGGATTTCATGATATTTTCCCGCGCCATTTGGTTAAAGAAACCAAATCCAATCAGTTCACGGGTATCTACAGTGGAACGCATTAAGTTTGCTGCGTGAGTGTCTTTCACCGAATGCAGATCGGTTCGAATGCCAAATCGTTTTTCCAACCAGTCATCGACTTGGCGTTGGAAGACGTTTTTCGCATACATTCCCATTGCCTCTGCAAATGGAAGGCGCGCTTCTCTCGCATACTCGGCTATTTTATCAGGGTCACGAAGCTTCAAGAACTTGCGTCGCTGAGGACTCAAGGTAGCATAGTATTCTCGGTACCAGTCCTCTGCAAATTCTGCTGTATTGATGAATCCGCTTCGCACCCAATTGGCTGCACGAGAACTAGCTTCAAACATCTTATCCACATCGGACATATTGCCAACACGTTGGTTCATTGCCAGGTTTTGAATGGTTGTACGCACTTCGCTATTGAGATACTTTTCTAAATCGATGAAAGTGGTCTTTTGTCCGCGCTTTTGATTCACATCGACCATTTTCTTCACGGTGGAAGCACGGCTAATTAACATGTCAATGACGCGCTCAAACCCTGTCACCATTTCATACTGATGATGGCCAACACGTTTGACGTCTAAGATGGATACGCGGTTTTGCGTTCCTAGCGTGATGGTTCCATCTGCATTGATTTTAGGAAGACGAATAACAGATACTTCATTGTTCTTTTGCAGTTCTGCCAATGTGCCATTTAAGACACGGTTGGAAATCTCTGAAGAAGCCAAAGCCAGGTACAAGGACTTCGATTTTGCATCGTAAATCAATTTAGAATCCATGCCGATTCGTTTATAGGCTTTGACAAGTTGGTCAATCGAGGAAGCAGGATCTCGCATTCTTCTTGTATCAATCTTTCCTTCTAGAGGGATTCCCGCTTTCAGCAGTGCTTCCGAAACCGCTTGCTGATGTTGCTTAAATAATTCTTCTACAGACCCGCCAAGGAGTCGGATGGATTCATTTCGAGAAAACCCTGTTCGATGCGCAAGCCCTCGATCCAATGCTTGTTGGAAGAGGATTTCAAACTCTCCCGTTCTCCAGGCTTCTTTCATCTTTTTGTAACGACCGCGTTTTCCTTTAATAACATTGGTTGGATCTTCGGTGCGAATCGTGGAGAGACCGCGAAGCTCGTTGCGCTCTCTTGCTGCGGCAATATCGTTAGCAATTTCCGTTAAGAGATTGTCGAGCGATTCGCTGATATCCATTTGATTCATCATTTCCAGGTAGCGCTCATATTCTTTGTGCTTGCCAGGATTTAAGGCTTGAAGTTCATTAATCAATTGTTTTAATCTCGTTCTCATCACCGTAGGATGCGGTGTTTGAACATGACCGTGGCGAAGCACGCCATAAAGCTGTCCTTTGATGGTATTCGGGTCCGTCAGTGTGATGTAAGACTCTTTATCGGCAACGTTCACCTTTAAGGCTTGGATTCCTCTTGGTAATCGAACGTTGGTTTCGTTAACTCCAAACCGCTCGTTCAAGATCTTGCCAAAATGCTCCATCGCCACATTCTTTCCTGCGTCGGTCAATTTTGCGGATTCCAAGCGGTTCATAAATTCCCGAATCCATGGCTCTTCCGCTTCTAAGCGATTTCGCATGGTGTAAAGATCGCGAACGAACTCTTTCGTGTTATATTGGTTGACTGCTAACGCGGCTTTCTCAATCTCCAATTGTCTTTCTTTTGCGGAAAGAGGAGAGTTCTTTAATTCCTTCTCTTTTTCACGGATGACATCCAGCGTATCAAATACTCGCTTGGCTAGTGTGTAGCCGCCGCCTGGTTCCGTGCTAGAGAACATTTTTCTCCATCGACGCAACGCACGGTCTCGATTCACAAATTCTCTCGCTCCAGAGACGGGATGTTTGTTTTGATCCAACATCGACAATGCATGGTCTACTGGAGTCAGTGTTCGATGAAGAACATTTTGCAAGTCTTCTAACCGCTCTCTGGCGATAAAGTGCCACAAGCCATCATCAACGTTATGAAGAAGAACACCATAATGCTTCTTACCCTTGATTTCAATTCCTTCATAAAATTGTTCAATGCGATACATTGTATTTCGATAAAGCGGGTTGGTTGGAATATTGTAAGCAGATCGGAATCCGCCTTTGACTTTTTCGAAGACCGCGTCAAATTCCCCTGCTTGTTGAGTGGTTAAACCTGCCTTAGAGAATACATAATCTCCTACCTTCAATTCTCTGGTGTCGAAGGAGGCAAGGAGATTGCTTTTCTTCATTTGTCCACTGGCAAGGGCTTTGGCAATTTCTTGGTCTTGAAGCAGATAGTTGATTTGTTCAATCGTTGCCGTTGCGTCAGACAAAGCATGGTGCGCTTCTAATGTAATGCCTCTCACTTCGGCAATGCGCTCCAGTGTCATCTTCGATCCGTATTTGGTTGCAGGTCTTCGCTCTAATGCCCGTGTGAGATGAAGCGCGTCAATTTGTCCTTGCCTCATTAATTCTCGTTGGCGCCGAATGGCTTTCTTGATATGGCTGTTTGGATTGTCTTTCGCCACCATCTTCTCTGCCTGCTCCAACATATCCAACAGAACAGGCTGGTCGAAGCTTAAGGTGTTGTACCCTGCAAATTTCGCGTTTCTTTCGCTGATAAACGCATCCATAAATGCAATCGCTTGGTGAATAGGTGTCCCGCGCTTTTCTAGGTTTTTCAATCCTTGCTCCATCAAGGCCACATTTTCTCTGGAAGTTAAAATAGATCCCTTTAATGGGTGATATTTGGTACGGTCTGCTTGCTTTTCAATGGTGGTAATCGTAATACCATTAACGGTTTTGGTAGAAAAGGAGGCGGGATCCGAATAAAGCGTAAGGTCTGCCAGTGTCCGCCGTTCATCGTCGGTTAATGCGATATGGCCATGTTTTACTTTTTGCACAAGGGTGCGAAGTTCCTGCAGTGCTTCATCTGTAGGGCGAATAAAGATGGATGCTTGTTTCCCTTCTACAGGAACAAGTCTTCCTTTCTCAAATTTGGTTCCAACCAAACCGATCTCGGTGACAGCATAGAAAGGAAGGTTCTTCGCCCCTTTTCGATGCATTGGGGCTGTCCCTAGAATCTCCGTGTCATAGACATAGATGGTATCCCCATGTCTTAAATTCATGAAAGGCTGGATCGCCGCCTGGCCATAGTTGTTAAAGGAGTTTGCTTGGTCTACCCGCCTCCAAATACCAAGCGATTCTTTAATGATATCCATAGAAGACTTTCCGCTCTCGATCACACCCGTATTTTCTTTTGGCTGAAGGAGGTCCTCTGCCGTAATGGAATGCGCTTTGATTTTATTTAAGGCAAGGGCTGCCCGCTTGACTTCTTCAGGCACCCCTTGCTCTTTTCCCTTCGGAAGGAAGGGGTTGCGGCTGTCAAATACCACATACTCCCCTTCTCCTTGGGTGGAAACAAATTTGCCATATACTTTGACTTTGTCTTTGTAATCCGCCATGTTCTCACCTTCTTTTATCCAAAGATGCTGCTAAAGTTATTGTTCATTTCTTGAATAATCTCCTTGGTCCGATCTTTGATGAGGTCAAACGTGAGGTCGATATAGTTTTCGTTTTGAGAGGATTGTCCAACGGTCATGGTGACTTCCACATCTTTTAATCCTGCGCCATGAAGCACTTTTTCCAGTCTCGCTACATCAATGGCTGAGCTGATGCTTCGAATCGGAACAGGTTTGACACCTGATTGCTCTGCTCGCTTCACATCATCCTGCCACAAGCCAAACTCTGTTAACTCTAGACCTTCGTTTTGCACGACTTTGACTTTAATGTCATCTAGGCTAACGTCAGGACGCCATCCAGCCCAGTCAGGTCCTGGCAAATAGTGCGTCTTAAAGTACGTGGACAGGCTCGGGCGCTCATCTTGCTCCAGCCCCCATTTTGCCTGATAGAAGCGGCGTTGGTTGCGAGGAACAAGTCGAAGGATCTCTTCTCGTTCTTCAGGAGAGGCTTTTAAGAATTCCGTGAAGAACTCCCGATCTTTGGCAGGAAGGGCGCGGAAGATTTGAACGAGGTTGCCATTCGGGTCTGCCCCGTAAAGCGTAGAGGTATATTCCGCGTGATAGCGCAAGGCAAGAAGTGCGTATGGCCCTAATTTGTAGGCAGGACGATCTTCGTCTAGTTTTTTGAAGTCTTCTCGCACTTCTTTGAGTCGTTCTTCAATAATCTCTTTATCACCATAACCTAATTTCTTATTGATGGAAAGCCATTTTTTCATCGTTTGAAGGACGCGACGACGAGATTTGACTTCTTCTCCGCGCTCTTTTTGTTCACGAATGAGTTCTTCGACGTCGATGCCTTCTCTTTCAATGGCGATCTCTCTGGCTCGTTCATAAAGCCCGCGGTACTTGACATATTTTAAGATGTCAAAGTACTCTTCAATTTCCCGTTCTTTTTGTCGGCGTTCAGGAATCCATGTTTCTTGCCCACCTGGAAGAAGTTTTCCGATTTGCTCATCAAAGACGCGAACCGTAGACATCAAGCCAGTAATTGCGGCTCCAATATATTTTCCGTAGAACTTCCCAAATCGTTTCCGACCGATGAGCCATCCGATTCCATATCCTTGAGCAGCAGCAAGGATCGGATGACGTTCCGCAATGGTTTCTACCATTGGAATCAACCAGCTTTTGATTGGCTCATTCCATGGTCTCCACTCTTTGCCATATAAGAGGCGCTTGTACTGCTCCAGTGGAGAGCGTACTTGCAAGAATTTATCGAAGATCGGACCCGCCACTGGAAGGTTCGGGAAGACGTCATGCACCAAGAACTCCCATAGCTTCCCGACAGTAATCTGGTCTTCGCTGTATAGGGCTCGGGTCGCTACGGCGCTTCCATCGTCTCGAATGGAGACATTATTCTTACCGCCGAACATTCCCATAAAGGCACCGAATTTTCGATGAGCAAGCATGTAGTTAATGTTTTGTCCTTTGGTGCTTAGATAGAAAGGAAGCCCTTCTTCGTTGTTTCCTGCGTAAACCACCGCCCGTATCGTGCGCATCGTATCATCACGGACACGGAAAAGTGGGTCTGCATCAATACCGATGGTTACTTTGGCACCTTCATAAATATATTGGCTTAAGAAGGCTTTCGCTTCCTCATCATCGGATTTGACATGAACCCCTGCTAATTTAATTGGCGTGCTTCCGAATTCTTTGGTGAGGAAGGTGTTTTGGTCAAGGACTTGCGTGATGGTGACATCGTATTTAATGATGTCCGCATTGCCAAAACGTCTTGGATACATCAGGTACTTGCGCTTTCGGCTTGCCACCTGATCCCGAATTTCCGCATATTCTTCTTTCATTTCCTCCGTAAGAAGCCCTTGTCGGTTCATCGCAGAGACGATGCGGCGATAGAACTTATACTGCTCGGAATACGGAGCCACATCGGCTAGAATGCGAAATCGGTCAAAAGCACCATATTTTCCAAACGCATCAGGATGAAGTTTGTAGAGGCGCTCGTAGGCTTCGCCAGGTAAACGCATTTCCCCATGTGGGATTTTTGCATACGGGTCGCCATGTTTAAAGTCAATGAAGTATTCGACTCCTGGCAACCAGTCAGGCATGGTGTTGCGAATTGGGTTATAGTACGATTGCTTATTTGGATCCCGAGGTACATAACGGCGGAAAATCTCGGAGAAAGCGCCGTTTAAGAATGGAATAAAGTCCAAGCTTCCCATTTCGAGATCCCACCATGCCCGAGCATAAGCCATTATACGGCTAGAAGGCTCTAAAGTGAGACCGCGACCGCTTTCGTCAAATCCGATTAAGGATTTCAAGCTGAACCCGTAAATCCCCGCTAACTCGGAAATGCTATAGAACACGTCTCGCGCTACGCCAGAGGCACTACCCATGGTTCCAATGTCTTGCAATTCCGCCACTACATCAGGATCTCGAAGATCGTCTAGCGAAGTGATGGATCGGACAGGACTGCCTCCGCGAGCAAGTCCAAGGTTTAATGCGGCAAGCTGCGCCCGAGAAGCAAGATTAACACCTTTTGCGGACCCCACCGCACCGCGTGGAACAACAATGTCTCCAGAGGCAATCTCTCCGCCTGCTGATTCTCCACCTGTGCCATCTTCCGCGCCGATCATCTCTATCCCTTCGCCATCTTCCTCTACGGTCAATTGATAGCTTCCCGCAGGCATAAATTGAACGGTGCCGCCATCGCCCCCTGCGGCATATTGACCGCGGATGTATTCGTTGATTTCTTGGAGATACTGGCGATGTGCTTTTTCCAATTCAGGATGTTTAATGCGAGGTTTTAACACACGCCCAATCGTATTGTCCAAAAGCGGTCCAATAATAGGGATTTGCTCCAATTCAGGAATGCCGCCTGTAATCGGATATGGACGATCCTCTGCGTGTTTTTTCTCCCAGTGATACGGATCGAATAAGAAATGGCGAAGCGGAGCAAATGGATGGGTTAAAGTTGGCACCCAGTGGTTCGCCCAGTACTCACTGGCGCTTCCGTACATCGTATCCGTGTACTGCCAATCGGATTTTAACTTGCGGTACCAGTTTGGTTCATAGCGGTCAATTTTTCCGCCCATCCAAGGAGTATTCGAACCTATTCCCCAGAAGCGGCCTTTACGAATCGGATCTTCTCCTGATTCATAATAACGGCGGAGTTCTTCTTCGCTTCTAGTGTCACCAATGAGACCAAAGGTGGCGGTGCGAAGCGCCTGCATAAATGGCAAGCTCATGATTTGGTCGGTGCCAGCAAAAACTCCTGCCCATTGTTTTCCAATGGCATTCAGGCCGATTAAATCTTTGAACCACGCCATATCTAGGCGCATATTGACATAGGTATCGGCAATGGTGTCGCTAAAGAAGTCTCCTGTCGTGTCATCCAGCCACTTGAGTTGTTGGTAAGCCACATATGGAAGGACAATGCGTCTTGCGAATTGATGGAAGAGAATGCTTTGGGCGCTTCCACGTAGATGTTGAGGAAGACCAAGCCCCACTTTGGCAAGCGCATTGTCAAGACGCTCTGCAAAGTAATAAGAAAAGGCAGAAATCGTTGTGAAGTCTTCTAGGTTCCGACGGCCCGCAAATGGCTGTCCGACGACATCCCAAACCGACTTCACTCCTGCTTTGAGTGGGCTATCTCCTTGTTTGACGTATTCATTGAATTGCTCTAAGGCATATCGATATCCTCGTGCTTTTCTTCCAATTTGCCATCCTACATAACCAAAATAGCTCTGCGGCTCTTGTGAAATCCCTACACCCCACTTTGGATAAAATTTCAAAGCAGACTGAGCAAGGGAAGAAGCCAGAGGGCTATCCGCTTGACGAACAACATCTCGGAATTCTTTTAATGCTTCTTCTTTCGCTTGCGGACCGTTGAGGTAGACATCTTCCCACCATTTTCTCATTTCGGTTAAGGTGGTGAGATTGCGAACCTCATCTAAAGCATCTTTGGTTAATTCACCTGATTGAATGCCGCTGCGAACCAAGGATCCTGCGGTGATTCTTCCTTTCGAAGCGTAGCGGATTTGTTCAATGGCATGTCGATGAATGAGCCGCTTCGCGTCTTCAATACGGCTGATTAAATCCGTTTCATGCTGATCTGCCACCGAAATCATTTCTGGATAGACAGGGCCGTGATCGGTTCGGATCCGTTTTCCTTTCACAAATTCCATTGGATGGCGATAGTATTGGTTCCAGAACTTATCGATTTCTTTAATGAGTTCTTCGTTCCGAACCAGTCCTGAAGAAGCATCTTGATAGGCTTCCCGAATTCGACCAAGCGTTCCCATAATTTCTTCTTCGGTACGCAGCTTGGTCAAGTCTATTTCAACTTGTCCATACGCTTGTCGAACATGCCGCTGCAAGAAAGAAGCAACCCGATCCGAAAGAGGTCCTGCTTGGGTGTCCAACATATTATGAAATACTTTATATACCGACTCCGTTTCTTGCAAATCTGGGACCTCTCCTCTTCGAAGGAAGATAGAGAGCATGTTTGGCGCCCATTCTTTATCGCTAAACTTGGTGACCATGCTCATCATTCTTCGAAGATCAGATACCGTTTCTTGTCCGCCAAGGGCGAATAGGCGTTGGAAGAAATTCTGATTGCGAAGGTCTTTATTGTGGAGATTGGCAATGGATGCCGTGATACGCGGCATCATCCCAAAACGAGCGGAGTTGAGATACACATCCTGATCGACAAGCTCCCCTGTCACAAGGTCATACACCTTGTTATTCATGTATAAGTAATCTCTAGACAAGACACCGACTGCGGCATCTTGGTTATGCGCTTGCAGGACAGGATGACGCACCGCTCCTTTTAAGAGCGGATCAATGGTTCCACGGCGGAGAATATAGCTCGTTGGCGCTTCTTTCCAAGATTGAATCGTGGTGAAATGCAATAAGTCCAGAGGGTTAAAACGAAGGAAAGGAATTTGCGTATTATCTCGTATTCCCGAGAGCATTTTCATGCCTGCGCGCACCGCGCGGCGCAAGTCCACGATTTCTCCCGCGTCGTTAATCCAAAGGTTGCGGTCGACAATAAGTTTTCCGACATCAGGATCCAGACGGCGCAAGGTTTTTAATCGGCTCTCCACATTGGAACGCCGATAAGAACCGTCTTTACCAGGGACAAGCAATTCATTTTCTTTAAAAAGACCTAACTCGATGGCGTCATCCACCGTAACAGGACGATAGCCTCTGGTGGCTTGGGCTTTTACTTGAAAGGCGTACCAAGCGTCTTCTTGTACCATTTTTTCAAAGGTATGATCTTCTTTAAATCCTTGAACATGAAGATCACGAATACCTTCCTGTCCAAAATACGGCTGTTTTTCCTTTCGAAGCTTCCCTGTTTCTGGATCCTCCCTACGAACCCATCCTCGGCGTTCCGCAACAGGAATCTTTCCAAGATCTCGATATTCCTCTAATGTTTCAAGTAGGGTGTCTTCAAACTTCTTTCGCTCAATCTCATCAGTAAATTCGAGAGCCCTAGCTAATCCGTTTTCCTGTGCCTTCCCACTTGGAACACTTCTGCCACCATACTGTTCAATAAATCCTTGTACTTTTGCCCTAGTAGGATTTAGAAAGAAATCGTCGTCTTTATCCGCTAAAAAGTGGATTAATCCTTGCTCCACCTGTTTCGGAGCTTGAACGGTTAAGTGCTGTACAATTTTATCAAACATTAATGCGCGTTCCTGGGCTCGTATCTCCCATTTATAACTGCGGAACCGATTATAAAAATTCTCGATAATCTCTAAAGACTGCCCTTCTCCTGGAAAAGACCCTGACCGATTTCGGATTCGCTCTGCGGTCATCTGAAGGGACTCTTCCATTTTCCCCATCATTTGTTTGCGGTTTCTGATCATGGAGCTAATCGTTGGACGTCCCCCTTGGGATTCCACCGCATGATGGATCGCTCTTGCCGCCGCTGTGACCGCAGCCACATTTTCACTGTGCGCTAATCGACTAATGGCGGACATAGTAAGGGAAGTCCCATATCCTGCTATCTTCACCCCAGCGGAAGCAATCTGTCTTCGATAGCGAAAGGCAAGGAACCCAGCCCCTGCGACAAGGGAGGTTTTTGCTGCCTGTTCGATGATACTATCCTCTTGTTTTTTCTGGGAATGTAAATATTCTTGATCTGCCATGGTTGGTCCCTCCGCGATCTTATTGAGGAGTTACTTCTTCTCTATTGATCATGACTCCTCGCAAGTTCTCTAGCATCCATTTTGCCCGTGCGTAATGCCATAACATTTTTTCCATCGTCCAGGATTCAATTTCCTCAATGGTGTATTCAGGGAACGCTTCTTTGATAATGCAGGCGATTTGATTATCAAAAGTAGTCATTTGTGCTTCGTATTGCTGAATCATGAGGTCCAGTTTTTTGGTATCGGAAGTAAATCCTGATTCACGCAAAATATTTTCCGTCAGTACTTCTGGAATCCCTGCATAGATTTCATCACTGTAATCTTCGATTATCGGCTCTAGGACACATTGCTTGCATACATACTCCGCCCGTTCGTAATCATCATCAAACCATTCATTTGCTTTTCGAAACTCGGATAGGGAGAGCCCTCTCCAAATAAAGACGATACCTTTCACTTCGGTCATGTAAATGGCGTGATATTTTTCTTTCCACTCTCGAATTTTTCGATCCAATTCTTCTTTGATTTGTTGTTTTTCTTCTTTAGATAGGATGTGCTTTTCTTCCATGAATAATCCTCCCTTCTGATTGAAAAAGGAGGGGACGTTTGTCCCCTCCCCGATGTTCGTGGGTCTTACAGCTTCATTGCTCCTGTGCGAGCTTGGAATCCCGATTTTTCCATGATTAACTCCGCAAGCAATGTCGGAATTCCTGCTTTTCCTTGTGTCATGGCCATGAAGTTGTAGTTTTCAGGCCATAAGACGCAGCGTTCACAGATCCGTTCTTCTTTGTAGAAGCTGTCTGCATTTTGCAGCTTCATAATATCTTTGTATTCTTTCCGTTTGATTGGTCGCCATAAGAATACTTCTTCGTCAAATTCCGTGAGATACACTTCTCCTCCGAAAAGTGATTTCCATTCTTCTACTTGCTCCAATGTCGGGCCATTTGGAAACAATAATTCTTTTCCATCAGGACCGATTAAATCAGGATGAATTTCTTCTGTTGCTTCTTCTACTTCTTCCACTGCTTCCACTTCCAATACCTCTTGCTCTACTGGTACTTGCTTTTTCTTTGCCATTTTCTTCTCCTCCTATATCGTGATATTAATCTTTTTGTACGACGTTGACATCCAAGTCTTTTGCAATAAAGGTGTATTGTTCCTCAACAGGTCTCCCGTCCAATCCAATGATTTGGGATACACCTGTTAATTGGACATTGCGAATGGTGTGAACAGTTCCAGGGCCTCCCGAAGCGCCGCCACCTTTGATATTGTAAGGGCCATAAGCAATCACAATATTGAATCCGTGTTCTCTTAAATGAGGTTGGGAATAAGAGGCGTAGTTTTTCTTCCCATCGTCACCAATGGCATAGAAATTCGGGTAGAAGTAGGAGTTTTGAGATCTGTCGTTGGTTTGAGATTTGATTTTCTCGTTTTTGGTCGATCCCCATAAGGACTGCTCAAACTGCATGGCGACCTCTTCAAAAGTCTGTTCATCGCTGCTCAATAAGTGTTCAATCGTGAGCCCATTCAGGAACTGTTTATAACTGAATACCGCATTGTCCTTGGATTTTCGCTCTTTCCACTTTGACTCTAAGCGATTCAACACAGAATGTAAATAGTAACTTTCTTTAAAATTGATATTAAATGTTCCCTGAATGATTCGATTTCCTCTCGCCACTCGATCCCATGTGTAGGAAGCATACCCATAGATCGGCGCTACATTTTCCTGCATGGTAAATTGCAGGCTTGTAATCTCATCTACCCAAATATCTTCAAAGTAGATGCGAATATCCGCGCCTGTGTAATAATCGCTGTTGAATCTTCGATACTCGGCATTTCCATGATCAGGGTATTGATACGTCCAAGTAGGCATGGGTTGCTCACCGCCTTTTTAATAGTTTTGCTTAGCCTTTGCCACGTTCTCCATCAAGTCAATATCCATTGCGATATATTGCATCGTATTCTCCGTGATCATATCCTCAATGGACATGGTTTGTCCTTCTGTGAGGATATGTACCCCATAAATGTTCAACGTGGCTTGATGGCCATATTCATTGAGAAACGTGATGTTGATATCAAACGGCGGCATTTCATCGGTCTTTGCATTCCTTCTTAAATCTTTTAATTCATCATTCGTGAATTTATAGATGGCGTTTTTCCCTTTTGCCGCTTCTGCGTAAGAATCTATCACGGAGCGCAGCACATGGCGGTCAAATACGGTAAAAATCAAGGATCCCGCGATGGTTCGCTGGCCGCGAACAACTCCTTTTGGATTGATTCGTCCTAATGTATAAACAGGGGTCGTTGGTCGATAAATGCTATAGGAAATGGTTTGAATCTCTGCAAATACGACAGGCTTCCCGTTTAACGGGGTAATGGTCGCCACAATATCTGCGCCCGAGAAAGAAGAATAGGTTGCTTGATAGATATTGTTCATTGGTCATCACCCTTTTCTGATCCTCCTAGAAAGAAAGGGAAGCCTCTTTATGAGACTTCCCCTATCCAAGAGGCGTGTTAGTTTTTCTCATGGCTGTCGCTTACCATGTCATCGATGGCACGAGCGACAAACGTGCAAGCTTTTTCGGTGGTAATGTCATCGATAGACATTCCCATTCCTTCATTCAGGATCTCTACTCCGTAAATGGTCATTTTTGCAGATTGGCCATATTCGTTCAAGAAGCTGATGGTAATATCAAACGGAGGAATTTCGTCACTGTATTTTGGAACTTGCGGTTGAGACCATTTGCTGATCACTTCTTCGCTGTTCCATGGTCCATGAACAGGAGTAGGTTGCGAAGCGGTCGTATTCATTCCGTGGCGATAGATTGGGTTGTCTGCGTTTTTGAGCGCAATTAAGGTGTCGCGGTCAAAAACTGTGAAGACAAGGGATCCTGCGATACCGCGTTTTCCACGAGAGAAGCTGCGTGGGTTTGGATCTCCCATCGTATAGATCGGCGCTTTTTCCCGTGTAACAGAGTAGGTAATCGCTTGTAATTCGCCAATTACTACTCCATTGAAGGTTGCGATAATATCAGCGCCTGAAAACGAAGTATACGTTTTCGTGTATTGAGAAGTAGCCATAGCTGATATCCTCCTTTATCTTATTGAGTTATAGAGAGGGGGGTGCGCTTATTGCTCCAATTGAGGACGCAAAGCAACATCCACCGAAATCTTACGCAATTCGAAGGTTGGTACGATTTCCAAGGTGACTACAGCTTCGTTCAAGGAAGCTCCGCGAGCAACCACAGTAAAGCGATAGTCCATAATCGCACCAGAAGATTTCATTCCTTCTAATGCCCCTTTAATGGTTGCGTTTAACGCATTGTATTGAGGCATACGGTTTGGTTCTCCTAAGAACGGTTCACATACTTCACGGATTAGCTCAATCGCAGCTTGGGTAATGCGAAGCGTGGAGAGGCGGATAAAGTCAGAGGACTTGCGTTGACCAGAGATGACAAGGTCTGGAGCAGTCGTAATGCCATCTGTTACAACCACTTGATTGTTTTTTAAGCGGAAGGTGACAAATTTGTTGCCTGTTAACATGTTTAATTGACGGAGCGACAGTACATAATGCATACCCGCTACGCCATAAACAGGTTTATTGGTTGGCGCGGACTCAGGACGCAAAATCGATACTAATGCTGCGTAAGTGACAACACCGTTTGTATAGTAAAGATCGTTCTTGCCTGGAATACGGTAACCCAATTCAGGACCCGCAACGACGCTTACATATGGGCTGTATTCGTTATAGAGTTGGACAAGAGCATCAACTTTTGCTTTTACTTCAGTTAAGGTGTTTCCTGTTGGAGCAGCAACACCGATGTAAGCAATCGTTGAATTGTGGTTTTTCGTTTGCGTCTCTGCATAATCGCCTAATAATTTTGCGAAGTTTCCTGCGTAGATAGTTCCCTCATCTTCTGCTCGTTTCACCGCAGCTGAGCCAGAGGCAAGTCTTAATGCGGTTAATGCGGTGCCGCCAGTGATGGTGAAAGCAGCATCTCCGATGATAGCGATTTTACCGCTACGAACGATCGCTTTGAAATTCTTCAATTCTGCGGTGCCTTCGAACTCTGCGTTAATATCGTTCGCTAAATCCTCTAGCGTTTTTCCAGGCATGCCATCGTATACTTTTGCAGTCAAGGTGATAGTATGCTGTGTACCGCCTTTATTGATGATAATAGTATCGGCAGTCGTAGCAGTAATGGCGATATTGTAGTTTAGTACATCTGTTTCTACAACATAGCCGTAGCGCATAACGCCTGGAAGGTTCGGGAACGCAGCTTGGTCTTCTGGATTCGCAAAATCATTTGCGGTAACGTTGCTTGCTTCTTCATCTGCATATACTCCGACTGCAACCACATGGTCGACTTGGAAGTCTGCTAAGATGCCAAATAGCTTGTCATAGAGGTACATGAATCTCGATTTCGTATCATTGCCCTCTAAAGCCATAACAAAGATGCGGCGGCAACCTCCGTCATACGCTGCTTTCCAAGCCGCAACAATCGGGTTTACCACCCCTGCAGAGTTGAGGAAGTCCCCGAAACCAAAGTCCACCAAGTCGGAATGTTGACGGATGAGAACAGGCTCTGTTGGAGCTCCTACTTCTGTCGAGGGGGCAATAATCAACATGCTTTGGCTAGCAGCGTCTTCAGGAAGAATCAATCCCCCATCTGCTACTTGCACTTCAATACCTGGTAAGTTTGGATACTTAGACATTCGATTTCCTCCTTTTATGGTAATGTAAAGTCAATACGACTTTGATCTATAGAGTTATCTGGCAGCTGATCAGCAACGCTGATACTCCCAGTAACTTTTTTGATAACATCGCTTGGCACTTCAAATTGTTCTTCGAGTCGCAATAGGTACTCAAGTTTTCGAACCACAATATCTTCTCTCCATTTTGGAGAAAGATTTTCGTTGCTCATTTTGACGAAAATCAATTGCTGGACCCCGTTTTTCATGAGGTACCCCGTATAAGTGGAAAGGAATTGGCGGAATCGTTTGGCTAGTTCATTGGCCTTTTGGTTGTTTTCCTCCCAAATTTCAAAGCACACATCGTATTCGAATACCTGGGAAAACACAGAGACCATCTTTGGCTCCGATTCATCATTGGAGTGAATCGTATAGCTGTCTCGGAACCTTGGTTTAATCTCCTTGTTTTTTCCTACCGCTCCTGGCCTCATTTCTTGGAGGGTGTACGTAATCACAGGGAAGGAAAGGTGACGAGGGTCTCTTCCATTGGGGAAGGCTTCGCAAAAGGTCCCCCAATCTTCTCCCCATGCCGCTTTTAGCAACCGATGAACGATATCCGTAAATCCATCGAAGTCGCATGTTTGATCTGACCTTAACATATGATTCATAGAATCATCCCTTCTGGGTAAATAATCGAGGAGGAGGTGGTAATGGATTCTATTTCTGAATAAGGAACAAGGGTCAGAGTGACATGAAGAGTGGAGGAAACTGAATCTAGCTTACACAACAAATAGTAATCCCGCAGTATCTCGTCTCCCACGAAACCATCCAGCACTTCTTCTAATGACTCTTGAATATCTGATAACGACAGCCGTTCATAAATACTACCAATTAAGGAGTCTAAGTGGTGGGAGATGGCTCTGGTGACGACTTGCATAATGCGGATGCAATGTGGCTTCGCGTACATCGAGGACGAATTGGAGGTAAAGGTAGTGGCTCGGTATGGAACATAACCTCTTCGTATAGAAGGTACAATACAGATATAACCTTTCTGGGTCAAAGAATCAATCATTTCTTTGGAGAATTTATAGCGGAGCCCGCCTACTCCAGAAAGAGATTTATTGGTCATCATCGTATGAGGAGATAATGTCACTTGTGCGCCTGCGTAAGCATAAGCTAGCGAAACAGGTCTTCCTGCGATATGGTAGTACGTATCCCCCGTAACCACCTGAACATATTCACACTCTCTCGAAGGAGTGTATTGCAATAACTGATTCGCTAATGTGTCCAAAAATGTTTCATCTTCCAACGATTCCTCCAAAGGAGAAGCGGTGCCAATGACTCCTATACAACCATCGTTATGGGCGAGGGTTTTTTGCTTGCAAAACTCAGAGAGGATTTCGGTAAACTCCATTCCGTCATCATGAAACATATCGACGAGAGCAATGACGCCATAAGAAAGTAAACCTAATTGGCCAACAGGATGAAATGCCGCCTGATCTTCAGGATCTTCTCCAAAAAGACCTTCCAATAAATATTGCTTGATTTCCATTAAATGCTCATCGGTATAAGTGTCTGCTTGACGATCCAGCACCAGATGGGACTCCGAATCTCCGCCTTGAAAAGGAATGTCCAATACATAATCGGAAGGGAGATCTTGTAGGCGGAATTCGCTATCGAGCGATTTAGCTGTAAACGAAATGAGTCCATAAAAAGCGTCTTGGTTTAAAGCGTAGACAAGATCGTATACAGTTGGATATCGGTCATAATAATAGGTCCGAACGCCGCCGCCAATTTGCGTCTCATCTACATATAAGTGATCTCCGTACATAATGAGCTGAATTTGGTGATATTCATCGCTGCCGCCGACAGAAGTCAATTCCATGATCGGGTGATTTTCTGTATCCGTAACATAACGAACCAATGCTTTGGCAGGCTTTCCATTTAGCCGATACAGGATAATATCAGTAGCTCCCGCTAAATGAGCAGCTTGATACGCGTCGCTTAATGGGCAATCTCCTAAGATGCGGCGAACTTCTCCTGGCTTTTTGATGCGAAAAGGAATGCGAGAGGGTCCATCGAGTGCCGTACCTACTAACATTAATGTATATTCAGGAAATGAGGAGGATTGATGGACAAAACCAATATCCGATTGAGTGATTCGCATAACAGCTCACCTATCTTCCTACAATTTCATAATTACGAATCCCATTGGCTTGGGTGATTCGTATCGAGCGAATCTCTTTTTCAATAGGTTGATCTTTCACATATACCTTGTAGAAAACGACTTCCCCTCGCTGGAATTGCTGAGGATCCACGTGGTTGACCTCATAAATTCCTCTTCCTGTGTATATGGGTTTACCGCCTGGTGTCCAATCGACATCCACAATGAGATCTCCTGTGGACACAGGGGCGTTGTAACGGAAATAATAGACGCGGCCTGGCATGGCCATTTCTCCGAATTCGCCTTTTTGCACCAGTCTTGTTAGCGTCTCAGGAACGGACGTATCCATGTCTCGCACGTAATGCTTTTCAATAATAGGGACGCGGCCAAGCCCATAGCAAACAGGGCATTCCCGATCTGCTTCCTGATTCTTTTCATTCCAGCAGGAACAGCGAACTTGTTTGCTCTGCCGAACCAATAAAATGGGATACCCATATTGAGCAATGATGTCATCAAACTCTTTTCGCAGATTCATGACCTACCGCCCCCTTATTGACCAAATTCTTTAAACTCTGTTCGTGTGAGGAACTCAGGATATGCCGCTCCTGTTTCCCCTTTCACGGCGTAGACTGGTTTTGCGTATCCTCGATTATGGTGTCCGTGAAGCAAGTCTTCCCATGTTTTCAGTTGTTGCTCTAAAGCGCTAAGCAACGAAGTGACATTTAAGGAGCTGGTGTTATCCTGCACCATTAAATCACCCAGCTGAACGGTTTTTCCTGCGCCCATGCTTTTATTCATGTAGCCGTTTAACAACAGATCATAAGCGGCTTGGCATTGTACGTATTCATGGACGTAATAAGGCGCCTTCCCATCTTCGTAGTCCGCAGCATTAAAATCATTTTGCTGAGAGACAATATCGTACGCATATTGGCTGATTTGATGCATGGTCTTATATAAGAGCAAGTCTCCGACAACAAGAATGTCCTTGAGTTTCTCCCGCACGACCTCAGGATCTCCAAAGAATGGAGTGAATGCAGTATGGAAGGAGATTCCCTTTACTTCTCCGAGGGCGGAAGAGCCATCAGAGGACTGTACGGTTTCTCGAACAATAACCGTATACATTGTCGAAGAATCCAGTGGTTGTGACGGGGTAATCACCACCACATTCGCATCTTGTACCGTGACCTTAGCAGGGACTTGTTTGGAGTGGTCGTATGTCGTAAGAAGGTCGATCTTGTTGTAAGTTTCTTTTCCTGGAGCCATCACCAGATAAACTGAGTCCGTAGTCACCGACGCAGGGTCCACTGGAAGAGAGAATAATAAGTAGATGGCATCAGGCGTTATATGGAATTGTTGATGCTTTGGGTACGAATCCGCAATGTAAAAGTCGTTCCAATCCGATGAAGGATCAGGATTCACCGAAGGAGCAGGCTCTTCTGTAACCACAAACGAAGCAAAGCTCCAATCGCTTGCCTCTTTCCCATTTTTGGCTCGTACGTACGCGACATAATCTCCTGCCTGTAGTTTCATTGGAATCGCTAGCGTTGTGGAGGAGATAGAGAGAACATCCGAAGAAGACGGCCAAACCACTGCTCCTGGGTCCGATTCAGGAGGAAGCAGGCTGGTGCTAATCTTTACTTCATATTCCAATGAAGAAGGAGAAGTCGAAGGAGGATTCCATGATACGGTTGGATATCCATCCGACACAGAAACAGATACCGAAACAGGAGGAGAAATAGGATCTACGGAAGCAGTCGTAAAATCATACCAACGATCCGCTGCCATGTAATCTCCCGTAATGGTTCGAATGCCTGACTGCCCGCCTACAATCTGAAGCTCATATTGCACCCCTGGATTTAATGGAGCAGACGGACGAATCGTTGCCTTTCGGTTCGCATAGTCGACAGAGACGGTGACATAAGATCCATTCGCCTCACGAAGACGAAAATAAGATGGAGTCATGGTTAGGCGATCCATATCCATCGCAAAAGTAACGACAATGGAAGCATCTACGGAAACTTCTGTTTCGTGGTTCGCAGGAGTAATCCCTACAATTAAAAAAAGATTCATCGGCATCGGTATTCACCTCACCATAAGGCTTAAAAAAAAGTGGGAGTCATTTGTGAAATCCCCCCACTATCGCTGTACTATTTTTTCCCCTTAGATCGCTTTGCTTTTGCTTTTGGTTTCTCTTCTTTTCCCGATGCTAAGGATTCTGTTTTTTCTTCTTTTGCCTCTATCACTTCTTCTTTCTTCTCTTCCACTGCTTCTTCTTTTGTGAGGTCTTCTAATTCACCTTCGACCAAAATCAATGTGTTTAAGCGAATAGCTTTTTTGATATTCGTTAAATCCAGATTTTTTGGAATGCTATAAATGGTCATTCCTTTGTCATCGCGACGAAAGGTAATCCCTGTTAATTCATCGGTCCAATCTTCTCCACGATAAAATGGAGAGACAGCGACTTTAATTCGGGACATGAAATTCCCCCTCCTTAAATAAGAAACCTATGATCAAGAGCTATGCGGCTCTAGATATGAGTATAGAATGGGGCCCCTTGTGAACTACTCCCACTTAGCTCTGCTTGAAGTGGGAGCTTCTCAGTTCCACGACGAAAGCAACCTTTCGTCTCCCTGAGCGTAACTTCGGGTCGTCCCAACCCTAGCTTGGCTATTTTACGAGTGGAAGAATCTGCTTGGTTTTCGCCGACTCATTTGTCCACTCAACCTCATATAGTCACTTACCAAGTTTGTCATGCGTTTTGGCTAACGCCAACCGAAATTCATCTCCCACTTTCACTGGTACTGGCGCACCCTCACGTTTAGAAGTAGGAGACTTCTTTCGGAGGGAAGTTAAACAAAACCGACCGATTCACCCCCACTTCCATAAGTGGGGGTCTTCTCGGTCAGGCTGATAAAAAGGGGCCAACGCATTCATCAGATTTCGTCTTTCTTCGCTGCTTTTGCTGGATCCGTATAGTCAGAAGGAAGCGGCATTTCTGCGAAGCGACGTTCTGGAGCTGGGTAAGTTTTCGCGAATTTGATGTTGCGAGCAACCGCAATACCTAAACCGCCGTTTAAGATGCCGACGCCGTAGCGTTCTTTGATTTTCAAGGTTTGAATGTCACGAAGCGGATCGTCGAATTGCTCTGTGGAGATTTCGTCTTTCACAACAATCACTCCAACGTTGTTGCGGTCGATAATATAGAAGTCGAAGGTTTTGTTCACTTGGTCGAATGGAACAAATGGCGAGAAGATGACGTTGAGGCCTAATGCATTGGTTGTATTGAAGTTGCGAGGATCTGTAAATGCGGTGCCTTGACCGAATGCAGCAACGCTTGCGCCTTCTAATGCTGCGTTTTTCGCAAACAGGCTCCAGCAAAGCGGATGCATGATGATATCCGTTGGTGTAAAGCCTGCAGCCATGATCGATACAGCCATATCGATAATATCTTCTGCAGAAAGCGTACCATTGTATTCGCCGTTGAAACCGCGGCCAGTTGGATAACCATCTTCCCCTGGTTGATATTTCGCAGCATCGAATACAATGTGGCCGTGCTTG